CGGACTTTTGCTTTTTTTGTTCCACCCCAATATTCAACTGCGTGTCCTTCTTTTTTGAGAAGTTCGCAAATATCTTTGCCCTCTTCTGTATGAGGGATTCCCAAAATCCGTCCATATTTTCCACTTCCTAATGATAACAATTGTAATTTATCTCCGCATAACTCTATCAATCTGTCTTTGGCTTTTAAACCAAGAGCCTTTTCTGCGAGATTCCTTGTTCTACTTTCTGGTGTGTCTATGCCTGCTAGTCTGACTCTCTGCTTTGATAAAACAACTTCAAAACCTAAATCTATGTCTACATCTATAGTGTCTCCATCAATTACTTTGACTAAACGACAATTATAATAATATGGTTTATTGCTCATTCTTATCTCCGCTTGTTACCATTCTGTAATAGACAACAACCTCCTTTAGTTCCCTGATATATCTTTTCAGTTCTTGCATATTGTAAGCCATCAGCTCGTAATCTGGTATAGACATTGCCACGAATACAACTCTGCCTTCTTCACGCTTTACTGTTTCTATGAAGCTATCTAAGTTTTTCTCTGAAACGACATACCAAAAGGGATCTTTCAAATCTATACTTCTTGGCAAGATAGGTTGTGCGATTTGCCTTTCTACAGGCTTAGAAATCACATCAACTTGTTTAGGAATCAGACTGCAACTGTAAGCCATCGTCAAGACTGTCAATGTTACGACTATCTTGTTCAATGCTGTTGAATACTTCTTTTGTGGCATCGTTTACTCGGTTTTGGATTAATCCTGGTTTAGCTGCTGCTAATTTACTCAGATTATGTCTTTTAAAGATATCTAGGTATCTATTCATTTCGGCTTCTATTTCTTGGTTTTTTGCTTGTAGATCCAATAGACCTTCGGTCTGCATTTTAAAATCAGATTGTAAGGTTTCTATTGCTGCTATTTGCTCTTGATTGCGAAGTTCATACGCTTGATTCAAAGAGCTGAGTCGCTGATTCTGCCAATAAAGAATACCCATGATAGATACCAGGACTAAGATAATGCCAAGAAAAATCTTGCTCATGGCTCATCATTCTAGCCACTTCCTTGTCTTATGACAATCGTAGAGGCACTTCCACCATTGACCTTAACCTGATTAGCTACCCCATCTTGTTCTAAAATAACAGTATAAGAATTGTTGCCATCAATAGTTATGTTGGCATTTGAGCTAACTTCTCTTTTCATACTGATAGATTGACCAGATACAACTGTTGTTATTTGGGTATTGCTATCTTGTCCTACTGTTGTGCCTTTTATGTCTATGGCTGTAGCGACTTGTCTTATCTCATCTTCTTCTTCAATGGCATCTAATTCATTAATAATATCTAACAAATCCTCAAGAAAATTTACATTTAGAGCATCGTAATCTAGTTCAGTAAACTCTAGTTCTTCTTCTTCAAGCTCATCTTCTGCAAGTGCATCGTATTCTAATTCGTCAAAGTCTAAGACACTATCTTGAGATTTTGATGCTTGTTCCTCTTCTTCTTCAACCTTTTTTGGTGGCGAAACAATAAGCATATTGTCTATAAAGTCCAAAGAAAGATCCAAAATGACAGGCTCAGTTGGAGGGCTTTCAAATGTTGTTGTTGTGGTTGCCTGATATGCTTGATTCAAAACAACTTCACCTAAAGCAGTAGATACAACGATTTCTCCAGAAGGAGATCCGTCAGGGTTTGGCAGAAGAATGAAAAGGCTTTCTCCTGTATCAGCTTCAACTGTAACAGTGAAGTCTGTGCCTCTGATACCCACAGTGGCACTATTTGTCCTTAAAACCATATTCTTTTTAGGCACAGAGCCTAATAACCCTGTTGTGAATCTTGCTGTGCCTTTTACGAAGTTTAAAGCTAATTTAGAGTTGTCTGGATTTGGGTCAAAAACAAATTCATCAATGATCACTTCTGAATGTTCTGTTATTTTTATCGTGGTATCATCAACGAAACGAATACCCATTCTACCTGCTTCTGTCTGTGCTTTATCGTATGACTGTATGCCAAAGTCAGTTATGACCTCGTAAGCCTTATCTCGTTCTACTTGTGCGTTGCCAGAAACTTCTTCTACAGATCCTATATCAGCAGCTTGTGGTTGTGCCTTGATCGTTTTGAATGACGCAAACAGTACCGCTATTATTATTAGAAAGTATCTTGAGCCAATCATTATCTAAAGTTGATGCTTGAGTTATGTTAAATGTTCTGTTGTTACCTGTATGATCTAAGTAAAAGTAACCGCCTTGATATCCGTCACCATCGTAATCAATGGTATTTGAATCACCATCAATGTCCATATAATTTGTTGCCAAATCAACATCTATATCTGCGTCAATAGTATTGCTATCCCCTTGTATTATCCAATCAAGATCAAGTGTTGATGCCATAGCTGCTGTAGCTTGATCTAAAGACATATCGTTTGAGTTACCTGTTACATCTACATTTAGGTTAGAAGAATCAGCTCCGTAAGTATTTGTCGGATCTACTTGAATATCAAACACATTACTATCGCCATCAAATTCAAAAAAGCCTGTAAATGTATCTGATGTGATATCTCCCTTAAACAAGTTACTTGAACCTATTTGGTTGATATCTAAAGTCATCGTAGCTCCGTCTAAGTCTAAAGGTGTCATAGAACCTGCTGTGGCATTCTGTCCACCAATAAGGTTTCCAGATCCTAATTGTTCAACATCTAAATTAAGGGTTGCTCCTACTTGATCAATAGAAACTTCGTTATCAGCCCCTAAGACTACTACAGTCATCATCAATACACTTAGGTATCTCAATATCATCGTACCTCCAAAGGTTTTGCTCAATACCCTTCTCTATGATTTTGAGAACCGCAAATTCAATAGCGGATTGCAATGCAATAGTTACTGATTCATTTTCCACATTTCCATTCTCTATTTCAACTAATTCTGTGTCGTCTTTGACGAATCTAAATACATCTCCTGACTGTCCATGACTCAATATGGTTTTTGTGGTTGTTACTTCTAATAATATGCGTCCAGAAAGCACAGAAACGAGTCGTAAGCTCAATGTCACTGTGTCTTGCCTATATTGCCTACTTATACCAATTCCGAGCAATCTAGCCCCATTTCCGCCTGATCTAACATTTGACTCATAGCCCACGATAGCCCCCTCAAATAGCATTCCTGCAAATAATAATGGCTTTAGTTTCTGCTCATCTTTGAAATCCTGTCTGGAACTTCTAATTATCTGTCTTTCTTTTGTCAGGTTGTCTAAGCCAACTCTTTCTACGACTGTAAAAAATCTACCTCTAGCAGCGTCTTTCAAGGCTTTGATCAATAGATTGGCAGGGGCTTGAGTAACAGCAGTAGAAAATGAAGCATAGGTACTGTTAGATCTTCTTTGCCCTGTCATATCAAGGAAGGCATTTGGATAAACCGCTACCACTAATTTTTCTTTGGGTGGCGACAAGTATTCAAGCTCGTAATTTATAACATCATGTAAATGCGGATATTTTGATATACGGAAGTTATCTAATTTGTTTTTTGGTAATGCTCCGCAGCTAGAAAGTAAAACTATTGATAGGGAAAGTAATGACAGTAACATGACCTTCCTCATCTGTAATAGTAAGCGTAATCGTTTCATCGTCTGACTCATATTCAATGGTATTACCTTCTAACTCAATAGAACCCTCCTTTGAGGCAGTTTCTCCGAAAAGATTTTCTACAAGTTGCCTTGATAGTTGTGCATACACTCTGCTTTCTAAGTTACGAATGAACCTAGATAATGTTGTGTTGTTTTCTTCCCTTTCTAATTCTTCTGCAAACGCTTTGATTTCTTCTAATAATGTTTTCTTCCTGGTGTGTTCTTGATTCTCAATGGTCAGATAATGTTGTGATGTGTTGAATCCAGAAAAACTAGGTGATTTAAATTTAAAAACCATCTCGTCTGTAAATACAAAGTTTGAAAACAAAACTAAACAAAGAACCAACAAGACAAAAAATATAATTGTTCTAAGCTGTCTTTTTTTATATTCCCACCAATCTCTCATTAGTCTTTCCTCTGGTCGTCTCTATCTGCTTTAGCTATTTTATCTTTTTGTACTAATTGCGGTACTCCTAACATTGTTTTCAATAAAGTATCTTGCCTGATTATCTCATTATCTACACTTCTAACTCTATCAATCAGGGCAACCAATATACCTTGTTGTGCATCTAGTTTTGTTTGTAATCTATCTTCCATAGCCTTGAGTTGTTCATTTACCTTGTCATCAACCACATCTATTTTAGACTCCATACCATCAATGATTCTGTTGATAAGTTTCCAAACAAATATTCCAAGACCTAAAGCAGCAGCAACAGGGAAACCCAGTTCTGTTATAAGTCTTACTATATCGTCCATTAGGTCGGTTTAGTTGGAAAAACAATATCTTCAATAGAGTTTTCTTTCGTATAATTATTAGTTAAATCTCTAAGTTGTTGTCTGTAGGTAGCCCATTCAGCTTTTTTTGTATCAGATAGAGGCGAGTCTGCAGCTTGCGTCCAATCGGATTCTGCTAAAAGTAAATCTCTTCTATTTCTTAACCATGCCATCGTTTCAGGCAGTTCAAAAGTTTCCCCAGTATTAAAAGTGTATAAACTCATGCCGATAACCCTAATACATATAAAGCAACATCTCCAAGCCCTTTTTCTCCTGAAGAATTATCTGTCAAATTATTTTGACCACCATGCACTCTTAAATAATAAGTTGTGTTTGAATTCAAACTAACTTTCAAAATACGAGTTATTGTAGGTCCAAGCATTTTTGCATCTGCTCCTGCCTCTTGCACATAACCAGAATGAGCTTCAGGTGTACTTGATGCACTTGCATTTTGTGAAACACTTAATACCATTATTATGTCTGATGTGCCTCCAAATGTTCCCACAACCCCGCTAGTAGCAATGATCATATAATCTTTAGCTACGCCCCCTTGATGAACAGGAGTTGTGAAAGCCTGATTAATAATATTATCCAGAGTAAAGGTACTACCACTTACTAAGGCTTTGTGTGGATCACTTGTTAAAGTAGTGAAAAAGAATAAAAGACTAAAATTAAATTCTGTTGCGTTAGTGTGTGAACCTGTTGCTCCTAGACTAGCTCCTATAGAACCACTTGCTGCATGAGTTCCTATTTGTATATCGTTGTCTAAAATATTGTTATCAACCGCATCATTTACAAGCTGACCTGTATCTACTTTTTTTATAACTCCATTACCTGCCGAAACAAAACCAGACGAATGTGTGCCGCTATGATTAATTGCCCTTACCCAAAAATAATGAGTTGTATCTAAAGCCAAACCATCTTGCACTCCAAAGTCTGCTTTACTTATTGAACTAGGAGCTCCATAAATTGTTTGAATTAAATGTGTATCATTAGTTGGCGTTGTGTTTGTTGTTCTTTGATAAACCTTGACTGCTCTTAAGTCTTTGTTTGAAGGATTCGTCCATTTAACCCTCAAACCTAAAGCATTGTTTGTTGTAACAGAAGCACTGGTCGGACTATCTGGCGCAGCAGTTGGAGCTGCTATCGTTATGTTGCTATAAGTAGCTACAGCAGATGTAACACCATCAAAAGTCTGGTGTTTTATTCTGACAGTATATTCATCACCAACTGTTACATTTGGAATGATACCGATTGTTTCTCCTTTACCTACCATGAAAGAAGAATAGTTAGAATCAGCAGCAAGTTTGTACTGAACAATAGTTCCTTGAATGGCTTCATTTGAAGCATTTGTCCAAGTCACCTTGATGTTAATTTTTACATTAGGTCCATCAATAGTTGCTGTTTGATTTATAGATCCTACTGTTGGAGCAGATACAGTCAAAGCCCCTGATGTTAAATCACTACCTTCTGCTTGAATGGTTGAATATTCATTGGTGGCAAAATCATAAACGCTTGTGCTGATTTCTTTCAAATCTAACTGACAAGCAATAAAAGGGTTGTCATC